CATACGTTCCAGCCGTCACTGCTGTGTTTGCAAGCGAAATGGTCCCCGTAGTCGTGATCGGACCACCAGTAAGACCTGTGCCTGTCGCGACATTCGATACGGTTCCGTTACCGCCTCCGCCGCTTACCCCGCCTGCAACTTTTAGCATGTTTCACCTCAGAGGCCGTCGCCGGGAGTAATATAAATGACAGCGGTGCTGCTGCCCGTCACGCCCGTAAAGTAAGCGTTCGGAATGAACGTCAAGATTTCATCGGTATTAGGCAACAAAGGAAACGACGTTTGTGAGCTTGTCACAGCCACAGCGTTGTTTGAAGCGTCTGATGCCGTAGAGCCATAACCCAAGAACACAGTCACAGTGCCAGCATTGATAATGCGATACTGATTACCGCCAAGAGTTGTTGACGCGCACTGAACGGGAGTAGGCGCAGAAGTAGCCGCCGTAAATGTGACCGTGTTTCCGGTCTTTGTAAAAGCGTTAATGCCCATTTCAGCCGCCCTTCACGATGTTTACAAACCGACTATTCGGTTCTAATGCGATAAGTTCGTGAGCCTGACCAGCGTCCCAATTAACGATTTGGCCTTTTGTTAGCTCCATTTCCCAACCATCTCCGTGGGCTTTAAATGAACCCTTGTTGATGATTGTAATATGTACGTCTGCCTCAGTGTGGTTGTGCATAGGAAGCGTGTCGCCAACATCGTCAAAGTCATAGACAGTGGCGTGAAGCTTACCAAACATAACCGCGCTTTGGTGCATCATATTACATCACTTGTGGCGCTTCGCCGGGAGGCGTTGGCTCTGGTGGAGTTGGAAGTGGCGGCTTTTCATCAACAATAACCCAATTCGGGCCAATGTAATAAGCATATTTGCCATCAGGGATGGTTGGCACAGGCGTGAACGTCCAAGATGGCGGCGCACCTTGTTCTTCTGTGATCTCTTGCGTGAGACCATCAAAGTAATTCTGGATGTCGTAATGATAGATTGTAATCATCTGCCACCTTACGTCTTGATGTAATAATACTGATTTGGCGAACTCAAACTGTTTATGTTTGGTACGACGAACTGCGTTGCTGTTGTGTAATTGTATGGGACAAAACTACATGGTTGTGAGTTTAAAGTTGTACAACCAATCTGCCCTGTGTACCCAGAGATAAATACAGTCGTTCCGTCTGTTCCGCAAAATCCAGATGCAGATATTAACGAAGTAATTGACGTTCCAAACTGGAATGGAGGAATAAGCTTCCATGTAATCAGGTCTGAACTATACGCCTGTCCACTAAAGTATAATCCGTTGCAATAGACGATGCGTGAAATCGGCAACTGGCTTGTTGTCGTACTAGAAGTAAGAAACAGATACGGACCAGTAATGCTATTGAAAATAGGTATCAAAGTATACGCAGCCGCTTTAAGCGTCCAAGTAACACCATCAGGGCTAGAAGCGACAGCGCCAAGATTGTTGACGGCAATGAACAAGCCGTTTGCGTAGTTCAATGTGTAAACGTAAGCTGCTCCAGACGTAAATCCCGCAGGAAGTGTTTGAAGCGTAACTGCTGTTCCGTTTGTGGTTGTCCAAATGCTGACACCATTGGCTGTGTTTCTACCCGCAATGACAAATACGCTATTGCCATAAGCAATATCATAGCAAGTGCCGCCCGCTCCAAGACTTGCGCCAGCAGTCCAAGAAATCCCATTCGCGCTATAAGAAAGCGTTGTGCTTCCCGGACCACCAGCAACAGCAAGATTACTTCCGTTCCAAGCAAGACCGTAAACAGAATAGTTAATGTTTGTTGTGACAGATGTTCCGGCACCAGCCAGAGTGGTACGATATGCGATACCATTGCCACCGTTTGCCCCACCATTTACATAATATGTTCCGGTCCAAATCCAGTTACCTTGCGCAAGATTAGACGTTGAAATGTTATTTGTACCGATATTAGACCACGTTGCTCCACCATTAGTGGAGTACTTGCTGTAGTTAATTAAGTTCCCGTTGACATAATAAACAGGAGTAGCCGCAGAAAGATTAGAGTTGTATGACGGGACAAGCGTTGGTGCCTGACCGATTACAGTAGACAGCGCCGAATAAGACGACTTCAGATAGGTCGATCCGTCACACGCCAGATAGCCTGACGGCGCAGAAGAAGCCGCGCTGCTGACAATGGTTCCTGTATCAACAGAAACAGTTGAAGCTTGAGAAACCCAAGCCGTCCCATTTGAAGTCAACACATTTCCAGAAGTGCCAACTGACGTAACGCCAGTGCCGCCAGAAGCAACCGGAATGGCGCTTGAAAGGCCAGTGATCGTGCCGCCTGTGATCGACACATTGGACAGGCTGTTTGTGCCGTTGCCGATGCCGTTGATGCCGTTGACGACAGTCGTAAAGTTTGCGTCAAGCTGGCTAAGCGGAATAGCGCTCGTCGCCGTCGCAAAGGTGTATGTGACGCTAATCGGGAGAGCCATATTAGAACCTCACTCTGAGTTCGTGTTCCATCTCGAACGTGTTGTAGATCATTCCGGGTGAATTGGATGTTACTGTAAGTCCAAGGTATTTGCCATATTGCTGTGCATCGGACTTATAGAGCGCATACCCATTGGTGTATAACCAGCCAATTGTAACATTGCTGTTGTTTTTCCAAGGGATTGTTGACCCAAGGTAGTTTGTCCAACCTGAGTTAATGTTGGTCAATGTGTAAGATGGGCTTGAATTGCTTTCGCTGTCCACGGTGACATTAAGTATACCACCCTGTGTCAGAGTTGCCTCAATGCCGAATTTGAGCGCTTGCTTCGTGCGGATAGTGTCCTGCATGGGCCAGAGAGCCGTCAGCAAGGTCGTAGACACATTAGCCGTCGTATTGGCGTATGAACGGACCAGATTAGTGCCGCTTGTACCGTAAAGGTAAATAATCCCAAGATACGGGACTGAAGTGACGTATTTGTACGTTCCTTGGCTCGTAATGAACCATTTCTTGTCAAAAAACACCGCTTGGATAGGGCGGGTGCCTTGCACTGGGTCGTTGTAATAGAAGTTGAACGCCGCGCAGAGGATGTTGTTGATAAGAACCTGACCGCCCGTAATAGGCTGGCTAAAGTCAATCAACGGAAAAACGCCATCCAAAGCATCAGAAATCTTGGTCGTCGTTGCACCAACCAGAGCATACACACCGTAATCGTTCAAAAACAGGACTGAACGGAAATACGGGAAGATTGCGCCGGGACGACGCGAGCCAACCGAGGCAGACACGTTGGTGTTGGTGAAAGTTGTGACGCCATTTGTACCAACGCGAACGTCAGAAAAGACGTTGATGCTGTCATCACCAAAAATGTACAGAAAGTTGTTGGCACTTAGCAAAGCATTGATATTGCTATGCAAAGTGTCATCAGTCAGCGTCAGATTACCAGCCGAGACGCTGGAAAAGTCGTTGTATTGACCAGCAGCCGTGTAAAAAACAGTTCGTCCCTGACTGATCCAAACGCGACCTTGGAACGTCTCTAGACCATTGTTGGGCTGTGTCGTCGCAGCAGCCGTAGCCGTCGCGCCATTACCTCCACCGCCTGTGATCGTGACCGTCGGGTTGCTTGTATATCCAGTGCCGGGGTTATCCACAACCACACCGACGACGGAACCGCCAGCAATAATGGCAACCGCATTGGCGTTCGAGCCACTACCGCCAGAAATTGCCACGTTGGGCGTAGATGTGTAGCCCGTTCCGCCATTCGTGATGGTGACGCCAACAGTTCCCGTAGCAAACGATAAAAAGCCCGCCACAGCAGTCGCATTATTGCCGCCACCACCCGTAATCGTCACGGTTGGGGTCGATGTGTAGCCAGAACCCGCGTTTGTCACGCTGATGCCGCTTACAAGGCCGGAGCCAAGCACCGTGGTCAGGTTGGCGCTAGAACCACCGCCGCCTGTAATCGTGATTGCTGGCGCAGTCGTGTAGCCAAGGCCCGGATTGGTGATTTGAACGCCTGCGATGCCACCGCTCGCAAGTGTTGTGACCACAGCTTGAGCCTGAGTACCCGTCGAAGAGGTCGGCGGGGCAATCGTCAGGGTCGGAAAAGCCGTGTACCCTGTGCCTGCATTGTTGATTGTAATGTTTGTGATAGTTCCAGCCGCGTTCGAGATGAACGCAATAGCCGTCGCTTGGGTTCCATTAGTTTGGTTCGGAGCCGAAATGGTCACAAGCGGAGGTTGTGTATAACCAGCGCCGGGGTTTGTGATCCCGATATTGGTAATGCAGCCCACAGTAATGAGATTAGCGCCATCCCATGTGTAATAGCCCTTTGCAGGGTCAATAATGGTGGCTCGCTCGTTCTTCCACTGTTTTGTAACAACACCAGCATTAGAAAACGTGCCAGCAGCCGCAATAGTGACAACATTTCCCGTGTCTACGCGATAAGCTTGAGCCCTACCGTCGGCTTGAAACGCCATCACATAGTCAAGGTTGTTGATGTTTACGCTGTCAAAGTGCGTGACGGTGTTGCCCCAAGTGACATTTGCCACGACTTGTTGGGCAGGAACGACCTTGAGGTTGCCGTAGCCAATTGGCTGAATGTTCTCAATCCAAGCAAACTCTTCATCAGCAATAGCCGTGCGGTTTGCCTTGGTGTTCAGAGCCTTGAACGCCTTAACAACTTGATAGCTTTTCTTTTGTTCTGGGGACTGAGCCATTAGTACCCCGAGGCGTAAGCGTTAGGTATCCTGCGCGTGAACTGCGTCGAGAGGACGTTCTGAACGAGCTTCTGGTACTCGCCCTTGAAGATTTCGCTCTCGCCATAGCTTTGTTCAAAATACTTAGCCAGATGAGCGGCAAAGAACGGAACAGGCTGTTGGAACGGCTGAACAATGTCCACTTCAACGTCAGCGAGCAAAACGAGGTCATCCGGCTGCACAACCGTGTCGATCTCAATCGTGTAGACCTGATCCGGTGACGGACCAAGGTAGAACTTCTGAGGTCCATAGTTCGAGAACGCGATGGGACGGTTGTAATAGTTCTGCCAGTAACGCAACTGGGCATTGAACTGAGACCAAGGCAAATAGTTCAGCGGCCAGCGCGAATTGCCCCAGTAAAGATTGATGTTGATAATGTCTAAGGTCTTCGAGCCGTTGGGCAAAGACGCATAGTCATAGACTTCTTGGTTAGTCACCGTGGCAGAAGTCTGAAGCTCGCGCTTACATCCGGTGTCACGAACAAGCTGATTACGCGCCGTGTTAATGTAGGCGGTCAGGTCTTGATCGGTATAGAAATTCGCATTGGCATCATGAAGAAGCCGTCTGGTCTGCGTGATGTAATCCTGTAGCGTGGTCATCGGTTATCCACATCATGCAGCCCGCGTCCCTTTCCCCTCCCCCTGTCTTGGAACAGGAGGAAGGGTCCGGTCTACCGTTGGGGACGTTTCGCGGTAGCCTTGAGGCCGGGTATCGGTAATCTCAAACATGTTGAGCTTATCCAAAGCACCGGGCAAATCGTTGGCTGTTTTGATCCAGCCAAGGCGTATGAGCGCTTCCGTCTTATCTGTCAGACCCAAACCAAAGTAATGCTGTGCAAGTGCAACAGGAACTTCGACGGGCTTTCGGGGAAGAAATTCGTATTTCTTTCCGTCCCACCCGCCGATGGTCTTTTCATTGCCTTTGTTTGTGACCCAAACAGTAGACATTAGAAGGTTACTATGTCGCCGTAGACGCTGATGAAAGCCTGACAATTAGCAACATTCGCCGTGACGTTCACGAACAGCGTATTTGCCGTGTAGGCAGTTTTAGCTGTGTCGGTGTTGAGCGTCAGATCAACGAAGGTCGTGCCGTTGGTCAGATTTGTCAGTGTCGTCAGGTTTGCGACAAGGTTAGCACCATCATTGGTAGTGCCAACCGTGACGTTTGCCGTTGCAGCGTTGGGGAC